TCGCCACGCATGACGGCGCAACTGGCCTGCGATGCCCTGCAGATGGCGCTGTGGCGGCGTAAGAGGCCCCGGAACGTTATCGTTCACACGGACCGTGGAGGCCAGTACTGTTCAGCAGATTATCAGGCGCAACTGAAGCGGCATAATCTGCGTGGAAGTATGAGCGCAAAAGGTTGCTGCTACGATAATGCCTGCGTGGAAAGCTTCTTTCATTCGCTGAAAGTGGAATGTATCCATGGAGAACACTTTATCAGCCGGGAAATAATGCGGGCAACGGTGTTTAATTATATCGAATGTGATTACAATCGGTGGCGGCGGCACAGTTGGTGTGGCGGCCTCAGTCCGGAACAATTTGAAAACAAGAACCTCGCTTAGGCCTGTGTCCATATTACGTGGGTAGGATCAATCCACCAATTTTTATGCTCTTGGCTGGTGCTTTCTCCATTTTTTTCATCGTTTCTTCGGATGGCTTATCTTGAAGCATTAACACAGATTCTTTTTCATCTGTGAATGTATTAATTAGCCAATTCAAATGCGCCTCAAGCTCCCTTGCTCGAAGCGATGTGGATTGAACGATCATGACATGGTTGTTTAGTACACCAAAATATAAAATTGAATCTACAAACTCTCTTTTTTTGTCACTACGTTTATCTCCATCAATAATTATATCATTAGACGTGATGGAGTTAATGTCATAAAATTTAACATTATCACTAAGCTCTAATAGAGACTGGCTTTTGTCTTTTTCAAATAAAACCAGTTGCCCAAAAAGTATAGTTTTGTATGTGTCGCTTTTATTTAAGAAACGATACCCCGAATTTTCATCTGAAGGTGTTATTTTTTCTTGTCTACTAAGTACTTTTTCTGCAACGCCGCCCTCACCTATAATACTAAGTAGTATGTTTTGTAATGATGATTTGCTGTGTGGGATTACTGCTTTTTTATAATGAACGACTTTTTGTCTGTTATCTTTCATTGCTATAGTCCAACTAGTATTGAATAAATAAACACAGTAAAGACATAAAAATTTCTTATAGCTACCGATAACGTAATCGGTAGCTATTACAAATCAACCAAAGGTAATTCTTTACATACTACCTACCCATGCTTCCTGTAGGTCTGCGGCATGCTCCCAATAACTTTCCCGAAGATAAACACCCGGTTCATCTCGTCTTTCTCGATAGGGTCCCACGGTGAGTAGCTCTTGTTATCAGAGATAACCAGCAGTTTATCCTTCATCATTTGCAGGCGCTTTACATGGGCGGTGTCGTCGTACAGAAATGCATAGATACCATCACCGTCGAAAGATTTAACCGTGATATCAACGAACAGCAGATCACCTGGTTCGATCGTTCCTGACATGCTGTCACCACGCACGTTAATGATGCGGATATTTTCTGCCTTCCTGCCATCGAACATGTGACGAGCATCGTCAAACGAGTACTCAACCGAGCGTAGAACTTCTACAAACTCACGGTTGATGACTCCCGGCCCGGCACTGACTTCTATATCAAGAACGTCAATTTTGAAGTATTTGGAATGGCTGACAGCAGGCTTCCCTGATTGTTGACCGTCATTTCTCATCGGGCCTATGCCTGATGAGAGCCATTCTGTTCGAACACCCAATGCATTAGCTATTTCAACAATTTTTGTTGAGCCGCGCGCGTTGCCGCTTGTCAGTCTCCAGATTGTGGGTTGAGCTACGCCAGACGCCTTTGCAAGAGCGCCTTGAGACATTCCAGATTGTTCCATCGCTAGGTTTAAGCGATCAGCAAGAGTTTCTTTTTTCATAAGTTTTAATTTATACGCTTGCGTATTGATGGTCAAAACACGTTTGGCTATTGCTTGGATTAATACGCATTGCTATTATTCATTCATTGCAATACCAATAGGAATTGATAATGACAAATCAAACCATTCAACTCGCAATCAGTATTACAGGTAGTCAAAAGCGACTGGCAGATCTATGCGGTGTAGCCCAGCCCACTGTTTGGCGTTGGCTACACGGTGGCGGAATTGATGCCCGCTATGTAATGAAAATTGTCTCAGCCACTGGTGGAAAGATTAAACCAGCAGATATTCGTCCCGACCTCGCACCATTGTTTAACGCGAGTAATTCTGCCGCCTAATCTGCGGCGTTAACTGATAAGGCAATGACTATGCAACCACTTACATACCAACAGACTAGCGGATTTAGCCCGACTGCGGTGATAAATCGTTCTCAAACAAAACAAGCTCCAGGCCACGAAAAAATCCGTGATGCCGTCCGCGCCTGGTCGGCTGCAGATAATCAGGATGTTGTTGCCGCACTCATTGTGAATGAGTATCGGGAGCAGGGCGGCGGCACCATCGATTTCCCTGATGATGTCAGCCGTGCACGCCAGAAGCTGTTCCGCTTCCTCGATAACAAATTCGATTCTGAAAAATACCGAAATAACGTGCGTGAACTGACCCCGGCAATTCTGGCGGTACTACCGCTGGAATATCGCGGCCACCTGGTTGAGCAGGATAGCTTCATGGCTCGGCTGGCTGAAATGGAAAAGGAACTCAGTGAGGCAAAACAGGCTGTCATTCTCAACGCACCACGCCACCAGAAACTGAAGGAGATGAGTGAAGGCATTGTGTCGATGTTTCGTGTGGACCCGGATCTGGCTGGTCCACTGATGGCGATGGTCACCACCATGCTGGGGGCAATATGACAGGTTCGGAAATGGCGAAAGCCGGTCTGCGCGAACAGAACCGACTTTCAGGTGCAAATCGTAACACACTCATTGCGGGAGGAATTATGGCAAACACTGCTGAGATATTCAATTTTCCAGTGCCGGATGCGGCACAAAAGGAGCCGCGCGTGGCAGATCTCGATGATGGTTATACGCGCATTGCAAATGAGTTGCTGGAAGCTGTGATGCTGGCCGGATTAACACAGCACCAGCTTCTGGTCTTTCTGGCTGTCATGCGCAAAACATATGGCTTTAATAAAAAACTGGATTGGGTTAGCAACGAGCAACTTTCCGAATTAACCGGGATATTGCCGCACAAGTGTTCTGCTGCAAAAAGTGTTCTGGTAAAGCGTGGGATTCTTATTCAGAGCGGGCGGAATATCGGCATCAATAATGTGGTCAGTGAATGGTCAACATTACCCGAATCAGGTAAGAAAAATAAAGTTTACCTGAAAGAGGTAAATTTACCTGAATCAGGTAAGAAAAGTTTACCCAAATCAGGTAAAGGCACTTACCCGAATCAGGTAAACACAAAAGACAAACTAACAAAAGACAATATAAAACCTTTTTCGTCCGAGAATTCTGACGAATCCTCTGACCAGCCAGAAAATGCCCTTCCTGTGGTGAAACCGGATGCTGCGATTCAGAGCGGCAGCAAGTGGGGGACAGCAGAAGACCTGACTGCCGCAGAGTGGATGTTTGACATGGTGAAGACCATCGCGCCATCAGCCAGAAAACCGAATTTTGCAGGGTGGGCTAACGATATCCGCCTGATGCGTGAACGTGACGGACGTAACCACCGCGACATGTGCGTGCTGTTCCGCTGGGCCTGCCAGGACAACTTCTGGTCCGGTAACGTGCTGAGTCCGGCCAAACTACGCGACAAGTGGACCCAGCTCGAAATCAACCGTAACAAGCAACAGGCTGGCGTGACAGCCGGAAAACCAAAACTCGACCTGACGAACACTGACTGGATTTACGGGGTGGAGTTATGAAAAACATCGCCGCACAGATGGTTAATTTTGACCGTGAGCAGATGCGCCGGATCGCCAATAACATGCCGGAACAGTACGACGAAAAGCCGCAGGTACAGCAGGTAGCGCAGATTATCAATGGTGTGTTCAGCCAGTTACTGGCAACTTTCCCGGCGAGCCTGGCTAACCGGGACCAGAATGAACTGAACGAAATCCGCCGCCAGTGGGTTCTGGCTTTCCGGGAAAATGGGATCACCACGATGGAACAGGTTAACGCTGGAATGCGCGTAGCCCGTCGGCAGAATCGACCATTCCTGCCATCACCCGGGCAGTTTGTCGCCTGGTGCCGGGAAGAAGCATCCGTTAACGTCGGGCTGCCAAACGTCAGCGAGCTGGTTGATATGGTCTATGAGTATTGTCGGAAGCGTGGCCTGTATCCAGATGCAGAGTCTTATCCATGGAAATCAAACGCGCACTACTGGCTGGTTACCAACCTGTACCAGAACATGCGGGCCAATGCGTTGACTGACGCGGAATTACGGCGCATGGCTGCCGATGAACTGTCCTGTATGACCGCGCGAATTAACCGTGGTGAAGCGATCCCTGAACCGGTGAAACAACTTCCTGTCATGGGCGGCAGGCCGCTTAATCGTGTTCAGAGCTTGGAAAAAATTAAACAATTGCGTGCTAAACATGGATTATGTAGAGGGAAAAGGTTTAGTGGATGAAAGTAATGAGGTGATTTCCTTCTCTCCCACACTTCAAAAGATAGAGTTTATTATTTGAATTTACTATAATTTACTGATAAAACAAAAGAATTGTAGAGCAATTTTCATTTGAGGATGAAGTAAATGTGTGAAACCTATATTTTTAGGTTCCGTGACCTAGGAAAAAGTGAAGGATTTACCATCGAGCAACACAATAACATTGCTCGCCAAGAAGGGAATGTTTGGTGGGGGTGGTGGGCTAAATCTGGTGAGCGTTTCCCATCACTGGAACTAAAAAATGCGGCAGAAAAAAATAAACAAATATATTTTTTTGATTCAGGGCGGCTTAAATTTTATACCGCTGTATTAAAGGATACTTGCTCGTCAGCTTTAGGGGATATAAAAAAGCAATCTCCTAAGGATGGTTGCAGAACCCCAGCATATTATAATGAGAATGAGTTGCTGGGATGGTTAAATGTTTCTGAGATTATAGAAATTGATGCTTGTGATATCCTCAAAAAATTCACATATATTCCATTGGATGCATTGTTTGCAGGTAATAAAGATTTAGATGAGCAACTTTTCAACAAAATTGTCTTTTCTTCAGCTGAATTAAAAAAACAAGATAGAACTATTTGGAAGATTAGACCTGCAAATGATAAAGATTTACAGCATGAGTCATTAGCATCTCATTATGTTCCTTATAATTTCAGTCGGAAGTATAGCCAAAAAAAAGGGGAGTTTATAATTTGGCTTTCGGATATTCATTTTGATGGCGGAAATGGGAAACATGCATTTCCGACACAAGATAATGATCAGCTAAAATGTTTATCCTCTCGAGTGGTGGAGTTGGCTGGAAAATATAATAATGGGAGTAAATGTGCTGGGTTGGCTATTTCAGGTGATTTGACGTGGCAGTCACAGAAAGAGGGATTCGAGCAAGCTTTGAATTTTATCAAAGATGTTAGTTCTTCTCTTAGTCTGACAACGGATGATATAATTATTTGTCCTGGGAATCACGATGTAGGTCTGGTTTCTAAAGATGAGTACTTTAAAATCGTTGGTAAGCCTGTAACGGATAAACCATGGAAAATTCTGGCGGAAAACTACCATAGCGAAAGTAAACTTAATTATATAAAATTTTATCGAGATTTTTTTCAAAGGGAACCTGAAGAAAATTTATCACAAGGAAGGAAATTTTTACTAGGTGGCCATAAAGTTGTTGAAATAGCCGCATTGAACTCATGCGTATTACAACAAGTAAAAGATTCATTTTTGGGCATGGGATTTGTCGGTGAGCAACAACTCAGTGATGTTGCAAAATCTATGGGATGGATGAATGATAGCGGAGGAGATATACTCAAAAAGAAAGGTGTTATAAGAATTGCTATGCTTCACCATCACCTAACTTCTATTAATGAAGTTGAAGATGCCTATCTTGATTCAAGATATAGTGTAACATTAGATGCAGAGCGATTATTACGTTGGGTAGTAAGGCATAAAGTTGATTATATTCTGCATGGTCATATGCACAGAAGTAGTTTTATTACAATAACAAAAAAACTATCTCCGTTAGAACCAGTGACGGATTCAAATCCTGAACATACATTCCAAATTGTTTCTTTGGGAAGTTCAGGAGTTGTTAGTTCGGAATTGCCAAGTCAGGATTGTGCTAACTATGCATGCGTACTGGATTTTTCTGGCGAAAAGCTAACTTTTAATTTTTTCAAGCTTGATAAACAGAGCGGAGAAAAAGTGGCGGCTACTTATATTGTTGAAGGTTTATTATGAAATTACTTATTACTGATTTGGATAATACACTGTACGATTGGGTGAGTTTTTACTCCCAGTCATTTAGTGCCATGGCAGAGCAATTATCTAAGGATATTGATGTGCCTTTGGATACGCTCCTGTCAGAATATAAAACAATTCATCAGAAGTTTGGTAACTCAGAAAAACCATTTGCTACTTTAGAGCTACCATCTGTGATATCTTACTTTGGAACTAATGATAAAACGATTTTGCAGGAAAAACTTACTAATGTTTTTCAGGCGTTTAGCACAAAACGTAACCAGACATTAATGTTGTATCCTACTGTAAAAGAAACGCTGGAATTATTGAAGAAACGGGGGGTAAAAATTGTAGGGCATACTGAAGCTTTGGAGTTTAATTCTTTATATCGTCTGAATAAGCTTGGTATAATTGATTTTTTTGATCATCTTTATACATTAGAAGATATTCATAATATCCACCCGAATCCCAAAAATGCAAAAAAAATACCTGTGAAGGATGACTTTGTAATTAGATTGTCCTGCGCTGAGTCAAAGCCAAACCCTAAATTGCTTGAGCACATATGTTCTTTTGAAGGAGTTAGTGTTGAAGATGCGGTATACATTGGCGATTCTATAACTAAAGATATGTCCATGGCTAAAGCTGTGGGGGTTACTGCTGTTTGGGCTAATTATGGGCGACAGTTTTCACCTGAATTGTGGAAAGTTTTAGTGAAAATCACACACTGGAAAGATGCAGATGTGGAGAGGGAGGAACAACTTAGAAAAGCATTCTCCAATGTTAGACCTGATTATGTTGTTAATAGTTTTTCAGAGCTGCTGAATTTGAAATGAGCATGTGCAGGCTCCAAATTTTTAATGATTTGGAGTTCTTTATGGGGTTATTTTTTAATTTGGTGATTTTTCCCAATATTGAGATGTTGTTGAACTCGTGAGTTATATTTAACGTATTTGATGTTAATGAAATAATAATATCACAATGCAAGCTCCCTGCATTTTCTTGTAGGGGGCATGCTATTTAGAATAAGCTTATGGTCAAGATTAAATTATGAACTGCTATTTTGATGGGCTGTTTATTATATTGGGGTTGTTTTCTTTTTGAGTTTTTATGGTTGAGATGAACGTTTGTTAAATGTTTTAACACCCTTTGTTACAACATTCATCATTTTTACTGTTTGCTAACATGATGTTAGACTGAAATTATTAATTTGTGAAACTAATCATCTAATTTAACAATACAAAATTGAGATCCAATAATCAAAATGCCATAATAATGTCATCGGAGCCTGAACAACTCCGGTGACTTCTGCGCTAAACGGGGACGTTTATGCGCACATACAATCCAAACTCTCTTCTCCATTCACAGATGCAGAAATGCACCTGCGTTTTTTTGCATCCAGCGTCTGACCTCTGTGGAGGTGAAGCGTGAACCTACCACAAGATGGCATCAAACTGCATCGCGGTAACTTCACCGCTATCGGTCAGCAGATCCAGCCTTATCTGGAGGACGGCAAATGCTTTCGCATGGTGCTTAAACCGTGGCGTGAGAAACGCAGTCTTTCCCAGAATGCACTCAGCCACATGTGGTACAGCGAAATCAGTGAATACCTCATCAGCAGGGGGAAATCGTTCGCTACCGCAGCATGGGTAAAAGATGCTCTCAAACACACATACCTCGGTTATGAAACCAAGGACCTGGTTGATGTCGTAACCGGTGAAATCACCACTATTCAGTCGTTACGCCATACCTCCGATCTTGATACCGGAGAGATGTATGTCTTCCTGTGTAAGGTTGAAGCCTGGGCGATGAATATTGGCTGCCACCTGACTATTCCGCCGAGCTGCGAGTTCCAGCTGCTGCGCGACAAGCAGGAGGCGTAATGGCTACACCGCTTATTCGTGTCATGAACGGGCACATTTACAGAGTACCAAATCGTCGTAAGCGTAAACCTGAGCTGAAGCCTTCCGAAATACCAACACTGCTAGGGTATACCGCCAGCCTGGTTGATAAAAAATGGTTGCGACTGGCAGCAAGGAGGAATCATGGCTGATTTGAGAAAAGCAGCGCGTGGTCGGGAATGCCAGGTAAGAATCCCTGGCATATGTAATGGCAACCCTGAAACGTCTGTACTGGCACATATCCGGCTGGCTGGATTGTGTGGTACCGGTATCAAACCGCCAGACCTGATTGCCACCATTGCATGTTCTGCCTGCCACGACGAAATCGACCGCCGCACACATTTTGTCGATGCTGCATATGCAAAAGAATGCGCGCTGGAAGGTATGGCGAGAACACAGGTTATCTGGCTGAAAGAGGGGGTTATTAAGGCGTGAATACCTACAGCATCACATTACCCTGGCCTCCGAGCAATAATCGCTATTACCGCCATAATCGCGGACGCACGCACATCAGCGCAGAGGGGCAGGCATACCGCGATAACGTCGCCCGAATCATTAAAAACGCAATGCTGGATATCGGCCTGGCTATGCCTGTGAAAATCCGCATTGAGTGCCACATGCCGGATCGCCGTAGCCGTGACCTGGATAATCTGCAAAAAGCCGCTTTTGACGCACTCACTAAAGCAGGTTTCTGGCTGGATGATGAGCTGGTCGTTGATTACCGCGTTGTGAAGATGCCTGTTACCAAAGGTGGGAAGCTGGAACTGACCATCACTGAAATGGGGAATGAATGATGTTTGAGTTTAATATGGCAGAACTTCTTCGCCACCGCTGGGGGCGTCTGCGCTTATATCGTTTCCCCGGTTCTGTTTTGACCGATTACCGAATACTGAAGAGTTACGCCAAAACCCTGACAGGAGCAGGAGTATGAAGTCAGAGATAACAATCAACTAATACTGTTTTGTTGATTTTTGCTTGTAATTGGCGTTTTGGTCTGATTTTTGTGGAGTAAGTTGATGCGTGATATTCAGATGGTTCTTGAGCGTTGGGGAGCGTGGGCGGCTAATAATCATGAAGATGTGACCTGGTCGTCCATTGCCGCCGGTTTTAAGGGATTAATTCCTTCAAAAGTAAAATCTCGCCCGCAATGTTGTGACGATGACGCGATGATCATTTGCGGGTGCATGGCCCGTCTGAAAAAGAACAACAGCGATTTGCACGATTTATTAGTAGATTATTATATAGTCGGTATGACATTCATGTCACTGGCAGGTAAGCATTGCTGCTCTGATGGTTATATCGGGAAAAGGTTACAAAAGGCTGAGGGCATAATTGAAGGGATGTTAATGGCATTAGATATCCGGTTAGAGATGGATATCGTTGTTAATAACTCTAATTAATACGCCAATTATTTACTAAAAGTTATTAAAAATGGGGCGTTGAAACGCCCCCAAAAATAAAGGGTAATATATAACAGAAGGTTTGTATAGTTAGAAGCAAGGTTGTGCTTCTAAAGGAAGTGGCTTGAGGGAGCCATTTATATGTGGGGGAGGCAAAGCCCCCCACAACATATCTTTTAGTAATCAAATTAGAACTGGTAAACCATACCTACAGCAACGATATCATCGGTAGCAACGCCAGATGCTTTCGTGAAATCGCTCTTATCAATCAGGTTGATTTTGTAGTCAACAAAAGTGGACATATTTTTGTTGAAGTAATAGGTTGCACCTACATCAACATATTCAACCAGGTCCTGATCACCCCAAACACCCAAGTCTTTTCCTTTAGAATGCAGGTAAGCAACGGATGGACGCAGGCCGAAGTCGAACTGATATTGTGCAACAGCTTCGAAGTTTTGTGCTTTGTTGGCAATATGGTTATTACCAAAAACAGTCATGTTCTGGGTTTCAGAATAGGTGGTGGCCAGATAGATGTTGTTCGCATCATATTTCAGACCAGCTGCCCATACTTCAGCATTTTGACCAGAAGCATTCAGACCGTTGTTACCGTAGATAACCTGATTATTAGTGCGATCAGATTTAGCATAGGTTGCACCCACGCCGAATCCTTCATACTCATAAGTAGTTGAGAAACCGAAACCATCGCCATTAGCTTCAGTTACTTCATTTCGGTCATTTTTGCCCTGATACTGAGCTGCAAAGTTCAGGCCATCAACCAGACCAAAGAAGTCGTTGTTACGATAAGTTGCAACACCTGTGGTGCGACCAGTCATGAATACATCTGTTTGGGTCCAGGTATCGCCACCGAATTCTGGCAGAACGTCAGTCCACGCACCGATGTCGTATGCTACACCGTAGTTACGGCCGTAATCGATTGAGCCGTAGTCACCGAATTTCAGGCCTGCAAATGCAAGACGGGTTTTGTCTTTGGAGGAACCTTGAGATTCAGCGCGGTTGCCTTTGAATTCATATTCCCACTGACCGAAACCAGTCAGTTGATCGTTGATTTGGGTTTCACCTTTGAAGCCAAGACGGGCATAAGTAGTATCACCATCATCTGCATCATTAGAGGAGAAGTAGTGCTTAGCATTAACTTTCCCGTACAGATCCAGCTTGTTACTGTCTTTATTATAAATTTCAGCTGCCTGAGCAGACATCGCCATCAGTACTGATGCAGCTACAGCAGAAATTGCCACTGTTAATTTTTTCATCGTGAGCCCTTTTTTTTGAACTATTATTAAAAAATGATGTCACTGCGCGATAAATATTCATCTAATCAATGTGATTATTTCAAGATGTAAGTTTTAGTTTCTCATTTAATTTGTGAAGTAGATCTCTATTTTTATCTGAACTTTTTCTATCGAAACCTATTTATGGCTCTTATTTGAACAAAAATAAACCTATTAGCTAATTTATATTAATGGCTGTTATTTATGGGGATTCTATAATTCGGCAGTTTAATTTAAATCAACTAAAAATAACGTCTGAAATTATTTATTGGTTATTTGTTGAGGTTTTCTTATGTATTTGTGGTGGTGTTTTGAACACTCGGTAGCATTCTCATAAATATCATTCAGTGGTTTACGTACGTAAAAAATTGGTTATGCTGTTAAGAGTGGTTACTTCGTCACACAGCTTAAACCCGCCGTCGAGCTGGTTTTTCCATTTTTTGAGTCTCGATATTAGCTGATAACCCAATACCTGAGTTATTCACTGACTCCGAGTCTGTTACGTTTCTGCTTTTTTGTGATACGTTGTATTCCCTCAATTTACACCCGCTTTGTCTGCGAGGTGGGGTTATGAAATCCATGGATAAGTTAACAACGGGTGTCGCCTATGGCACCTCAGCAGGTAGTGCCGGTTACTGGTTTTTACAGCTGCTCGATAAAGTCACGCCCTCACAGTGGGCAGCAATAGGTGTGCTGGGTAGCCTGGTATTTGGCCTGCTGACGTACCTGACAAATCTTTATTTCAAGATTAAAGAAGATAAGCGCAAGGCTGCGAGAGGTGAATAATGCCTCCATCATTACGAAAAGCCGTTGCTGCTGCTATTGGTGGCGGAGCAATTGCTATAGCATCAGTGTTAATTACTGGCCCAAGTGGTAACGATGGTCTGGAAGGTGTCAGCTACATACCATACAAAGATATTGTTGGTGTATGGACTGTATGTCACGGGCATACAGGAAAAGACTAGACTGGCCCCCTGAATCTCCAGACAACCAGTATCACTTAAATAAGTGATAGTCTTAATACTAGTTTTTAGACTAGTCATTGGAGAACAGATGATTGATGTCTTAGGGCCGGAGAAACGCAGACGGCGTACCACACAGGAAAAGATCGCAATTGTTCAGCAGAGCTTTGAACCGGGGATGACGGTCTCCCTCGTTGCCCGGCAACATGGTGTAGCAGCCAGCCAGTTATTTCTCTGGCGTAAGCAATACCAGGAAGGAAGTCTTACTGCTGTCGCCGCCGGAGAACAGGTTGTTCCTGCCTCTGAACTTGCTGCCGCCATGAAGCAGATTAAAGAACTCCAGCGCCTGCTCGGCAAGAAAACG